GATGAAACAGACTGGTTTCCTAATATAGACTCTTTGGGGATATAAATGGGTACAGGGATAAAAGAGCAACAAATAACCTTAAATAAGTTTAAAACTGTTAATACATACTTTAGACCTTTTAAACTACCTACTGACCATTTGTCTTTTGCTATGAATATTGACTTTACTGAGGATGGTAAGATTACACAAAGGGCTGGTAGTGTACTTGTAAATACTTTTGTAGCTGACACTTGCCTAACGACTTGGAATGAGATTAGAGATGGTGAGGTATACGAAAGACTTTTAGCCAAAAGTAATGATACTTTGTATATGTATAATGATACTACAAATACTTTTGAAAGTATTTATACAGGTTTACCAACTTCAGGTACTTTTGGTGGTATAGGGTATGTAAATAAGTTTGTATTTAACTGCGGTGCTAATATTTATATATTACAGTATAATTCTACAACAGGTGTATATGAAGTAACAAATATAACACAAATTAATCCAAGTAAGCCGTGGCAGGCTAAAAGTAGTTTTTATGAAGTGTTTGCTGAGAGGGTATGGCTTGGTGGTGATGGCACTGAGAATGTGTATTTCTCTTCAGTAGGAGACCCTACTACTTGGGGTGCCAATGATTTTATTGCTTTTTCAGGCAAGGTTACTGCTATAAAAGCTGTATCTGATTATTTATTTATTGGCACAGATAGGGGACTTTATAAAATAACTCAAACTGGTGATGCAACTGTCCCATTTAAAGTAGACTTATTATCTAATATAGGCGTGGCATATAATGGTATTTTTATTCTTAAAGCTACAGCTGTCGGTGCTATTCTTGTTAATGGAAGAGTTTTAGCGTTTGATAGTTATATTCAATCAGGAAACCAAGTAGATGATACACTTGGTATGCCAATACAAGATGTATTAAATAGTATTGATAAATTTAACTATGCCAGTGTTTTTAATACAGGAGATAAAATATACTTTTCTTACACTTTAAATAATAATTTGTATAATATTGGAACTATAGTTTTAAACACAAATACTTTAGGGTGGTCTTTTTACTCAATTAAAATGGATTGGGTAACTAAATACAAAGGCGCAGTATATTTCAGTACAGGTTCATCTGTATATAAACTAGATAGTCTTGTATACACTGATAATGGTAACGAGTTTGAGTGTTTTATAATAACACCTATCTTTGGTGGTGAAACTGCAGAGATACAAAAAAACTGGAGAAAATTATACATTACAACTGAAAGTAAGACAAAGACTAAATTTGACTTTGGTTATTATATAAACCTATCCCAGCTTGAGAGAGATATGGGGAATAAAGAGTTTTATGCTTCTGACGCAAGGCTTGGGTTTGCATACTTAGGTCAATTTACTTTAGGTGGAACTTGGCTGCAACAAGGCAGTTTACCTGTGGATGTCAATTCAAATGGTCTAATGCTTAAAATAACAAAATCAAGTATAGATAGCGACTTTCAAATAAATGATATAAAGCTGACATTTTATGTCAGCTATAGGAGGGGATAGTGGCAATTCAAAGACTTAATAAAACTTTTGTTGATGGTGAGGTATGGGATAGCACTGACATTAACCCTATCTCACAAAAAATAGATGAAACAATAGACCAAGTAAATCTTAATACTGATGAGATAGTAACAGCAAGAAATGGTGAAGTAGATTTAAATACAAGAATAAATCTTGCAGAATCTTCTGCTGGTGTGTCAGCAACTAATGCAGCCAATAGTGCCGCAGCTGCTGCTACGTCAGAAGCTAATGCAGCAAATAGTGCAAGTGCAGCTGCTACAAGTGAAAGCAACGCATTAAGCTACAAGAATACAGCTGAAACAGCAAAAAATAATGCTCTTACATATTCTAATGACTCTTACGGTTGGGCTAATACAGCTGAAAATACACAATTTACCGATAGTCAAAGTAGAAGCGGATACAGCTCTTATCATTTTGCTCAAAAGGCAAGTGCAAGTGCGGCAGATGCCGCTAATAGTGCAGCGGATGCTGCTACTTCTGCGAGTAATGCTGCTACCTCAGAGACCAATGCGGCTAATAGTGCGAGTGCTGCGGCGACTTCAGCAAGTAATGCTGCAACGTCTGAGGCTAATGCGTTATCTTATCTCAACGATTTTAAAGGGAGATACTACGGTGCCTACTCTTCAGACCCTGCTGCCGACCCTTTGGGTAGTCCTATTGATACTGGTGACGTATATTACAATACCACAGAGGGCAAGCTCAAATACTGGACAGGTAGCACTTGGGATTACTGGAGTCAGAATGCTGATACTGTGGATGGTTATCATGCATCATCTTTTTTAAGAAGCGATACAGGCGAAATGAATTTAAGTGGAATTACTTTCTTTGCTTCTTCTGGTAATAGAATTATAAAGTCTATCGGGTTAATCGGTGATACAAAGACTGGTTTAATATTGTTTGCAAAGGTCTATTCTGGCACAATTTTACCCAAACAAGGATTTGTAGGAAAGCTTTTTGTTGACAGAGGAGGTGCTGGTGCTTATAATATATCTTTTGAATATGATGTTGTTTGCACCACAGCTTATGACCGCAGTACTTTAACTCTCACCGGAAATCACCCTAATTGTTATCTTGTTAAAGTCAATTATAATGGAGAGGATTACTATGGCGTTTATTCACAAGCAACATCTTCAAGAAAGATTATTTTAGATGGTTTTATTTATGATTATAATTTAGATGGAAATGGAAACCCTTACATATTTATACCCGATGCTTCTGGTTATACTGTGACAAAAGTTGACTCAACCCAAATCTATAATAATCAAAATCAGGTTTACACTCAGAATAACATCGTAGGCACTGTATCTCAATCAGGAGGTGTGCCTACTGGAGCTATAATAGAAAGAGGGAGCAATGCAAATGGTGAGTATATAAAGTTTGCTGATGGAACTATAATATGCACACAAGCCCGTGATATTTCTGGGTTGAATATCCTCAACGGTGAAGTCTATAGTGAATTATTATCTTTTCCAGCAAGCTTAATAGGAAGTATATATAAAAGTGTAAGCGGATTTGCTTATATTTCTGGATATGTTAATTTATTTTTGACTATTGATATGGTTAGGCTACAGTCCGAGGCTTCTTGGCTATTTAAGGTAAAAAATACTTCAACTAATGTAATGACAGGAGTTTATGTGTATTTACAAGCAATAGGCAGATGGTATTAAGGAGGATAGAATGAAAATTATACTAAGCCCAATTGCAGGTAATAAAACAACAAGAGTTTTTGTAAATGGCTTGACTTTAACAATCGACGACCAAGAGATAGACCTTTCAGTTATACCAGAAGGAGGAGAAGCAATACCAGAAGAGGGTAGCCCTTTTATTGGTAAAGTCACAAGGGATGAGGTTACTATACGTTATGAGTATGATAGTAGCTTAGCAGAGCCTCATCAATCAACAAACTGGGACGACTATACTTTTGAAATAACCGAAGGCGAAGTTCCTTGTCCTATTAAGTGGAAAGAGGTTGAACAAGTTGAACAACCAGAGGAGGATACAAATGTTTAAAGTAATAAAAACAGCTGAAGAAGTAAAACAAGAAAAACTACAAAAAGAGTATAAGCAAGCTTTGAATAAATGGAAGCAAGAAAGGCAAAAGGCTGTTGACTCAATTATAGTAGAACACAAAGGCAAAGAATTTCAAGGTAATGAAGTTTCCCAAGATAGGATAGCAAGGGCAATCCTGTCTTTATCAGACGAAGATACTATAAATTGGGTTGCTTCTGATAACACAGAAGTTGAGCTGACTAAAGCTGATTTGCAAGCTATTTTAACTCAAGCAAGAGAACAGCAAAGCTTAATTTGGAATAAAGATAGACCAGTTAAGCCAGAATAGGCAGGGGAACTACTATGACTTACTTCGCCCACTTCAAAGCCAATTTCCGTGTAGCTTGCAAGTGCTTCAGGCTCACATCGTTTGCACCTGTGATGGGGTTGTTTCACCTACTGCACGGTATCTTCCCCTGCAAATTAACGTCGCACGAGTATTGGGAAAAGGAGGCAAAAATGAGAGCAATTGACTTAGACTGGAGCAAAATACTACTTTATGAAATTTATTGATTTCTTTTTTGGTAAAGACCACTATTACAATTCATTTTTAAACGAAACAAAAGTACATAAACAGGGGGTAGATAATGTTTAATTTTATACCAATAATAGGCACAGTATTAGATAAGGTATTTGGAGTAGTTGATAAGGCTATTCCTGATAAAGATTTGGCAACTAAATTGAAAGCAGAATTACAACAAAATATATTATTAAAAGATTATGACCTTATCACTAAAGAGCTTGAGGGAAAGTCAAATATAATAATAGCCGAAGCTAAATCAGACAGTTGGCTTGCTCGCTCTTGGCGACCAATAACAATGCTAACTTTTGTAGCACTTATAACTGCCGACTGGTTGGGATTTACAGCCGCAAATCTCACACCAGAAATGAAACTAAAACTGTATGACATTATTCAGCTTGGTCTTGGCGGGTATGTTATTGGTAGAAGTGCCGAAAAGGTAGGCAGTGTAGTTGCTGAAACATTAAGGAAGGATAAATGAGATATCTTACATTATTAACTATATTTTACTATCCTGTATATGTAATATATTACATACTAAAAAGAATTGTGTATATGTTTGTGTATCCTTTTGCTTATGTGTTTAGGAATAAAGCAAGGGATGAAAGTAAATATTGGTATGACTATCATAAAGCCATAAGAAAAGAATATAAAGGTAGTCTATTATGGACTCTTATTTGGGGAGCTTTAGATGATGTAACTTTATATGAGAATGGAGACAAAGAATGGATAAAAGCTCCAAAATGGCTTCCTACTGATTTCCTAAAATCGTATTATTGGGGAGCTATCAGAAACAATGCTGTTAATCTATCAAGGATTTTAGCTATAAAAGAATTTAAAGATAGAATAATACACATAGGAGGAAAGTATAATTTCTTTGAGATAAAACATTTTAAAGGCTTTCCTTATTATGCACCTTATTTTCAATTTTATATTCCAAAGACATTTATAAGAATAAAAGCTGGTTGGTTGACTAACGGTAAATATGAAATGAGTATAAGGGAGAAGATTATATGAATTTAGTTTATTTCAAACCCGATGAGTTTAGATGTCCTTGCTGTGGTGAAGTGCATATGAATGAAAAGTTTTTATATATGCTTGACTTGGCAAGAGCAACTGCTGGAATACCTTTTGCAATCACATCAGGATATAGGTGTGAAAAACATAATAAAGAAGTTGGTGGCAAACCTAACTCTGCACACCTTAAAGGTTATGCTGCTGATATAGCCTGCTCTACTTCATCTTCAAGATATGCTATTTTATATTCACTTATTAAAGCTGGATTTAATAGAATAGGCATAGCAGATAGTTTTATACACTGTGATATAGACCCTGATTTACCAAAGAATGTAATTTGGACATATAATTAAATATACAATTTGGGGGGGAGTATGGCTGATATGGACTACATTAAAAAAATGGAAACACAACTTGCTGTGCTTAATGAGCGAACAGAGCAGATTTACAAGACTCTTGAAAGACTTGTAACTGTTGCTGAAAGGCAAAGCGTGCTTGAAAATAAATTAAGCGTTTTAGAACAAGACTTGGGAATAGCATTTAAAAATATAAGAAAGGTTAATGATAGTGGAACTTCTCTCTGTGGAAGCCATATTCTCAGAACAACAAATATTGAAAAAAGACTTGATACTATTGAAGGAAGGGCTTGGCAGATTTGGTTGCTGATTATAGGACAGATATTAACAGCAATATTTTTATTACTTAGGAGTTAAGATGGAAATACCAAAGAATTTAACTTTAGACGAAAAGATTGAATTATATAAAAAATTATCCCCTGATGATGTAATACAAGGTAACTACATTTCTGATTATGAGTTTGGTTTTTTTACATTCAATCTTGTAGATGATGAAATGTGTATTTTCAATGTGTTAGGGGATGGAAAAAGATTAAATCAAGAAGCTGAGAAGATAGCTAAAGAGAATAATGTTAAAAAGATTTATTTAATAGCCAAGAAAGCAGAGCCTATTGAGCGTAAATATGGCTTCAAAATAGATAGATATATAATGGTAAAGGAGGTCTAATATGGCAAGTATACCAACAAGTGGTGGGATATATAGAAGTAGTGGTTCTTATAGGGGAAGTCATGTAAGTAATGCTGTATCCACACCAACAGTTTCACAAACACAGTATAATACATTAAAATCTCAATATGATGCTTTAAATAACAACTATAATAATTTAAAAAATCAATACAATACTTATTTAAATAAGTATAACACACTTAACAATAGATATAACTCTTTGCAAAATCAATATAAACAAGCTACAGAAGGTATTGCAAATTTTACAATGAATGTTGATGATAATCAATATACCGCAGCACAACAGAGATATAACCCACAAGCAACTTTAACACAAGTAGCACAACAAAACGCACTTACCAACCCTGCTCAAATGAGGAATATAAATATCAACCAACCTACTGCACCTAACACAAACCTTAATACACCAAGAATAAATTACAGACCTAAAGCACGAGAAGTTTATTCACCTTATATTAAAAATACACAACTTGGAAATTTAGGTGATATTAATAAAACAGGAATTACTTCAACATCTACTCAAGCCAATTATACACCTAATATTGGCTATAATAACACCACAGCAGCACAAAGTAATGTTAATGTAACAGCACCTAATATACAGAATACTCATTTAGGCAACTTAGGAAACATAAACACAGTAGGGGCTACATCAATGGCAGCACAAGCTAACTACAAGCCTAATATACAGTCAACTAATGCAAGTGCTGGAAATATACAAAATTTTTATGATTATACAAATTTACATAACGATATTTACAAAGGAATACAAACAGCTGTAAATCAAGAGAGAGAGCTTGCTCAAGATAGATTGAGTAACACTATGGCTAACGCAGGATTGTTTAGAAGTGGGCTGACATTGGCAAATCAACAACAGCTTGAAAGAAGTACTCTTGATGCCCTTGCTAAAGGCTGGGGTGATGCAGCTTTCAATGTTGCTCAGCTTCAAGGTGATTTAGCTTCAAGACAAGCTGAATTAAATACAAATGTAAATCTACAAAATGCAATCAATCAACTGCAAGCAAGCACAAGAAATGCAGAGTTGGCAGCCGACTTATCTAAGTTTAATGCACAATTGCAAACTAATGTAAGTATGCAAAATGCCCAAAATATGCTTCAGGCTAAAATTAATGAATACTCACAGAAAGCAGAAACGCTCAGATTACAGGGTCAGTTAGACCAAGCTACCGAGTTTGAGCGGGCTAAGAACAGTTTGCAAGCACAATTGGCAAACCAGCAAAATGCTCAATTTAATATAGGGGAGACTAACAAAGTTGCTATACAAAATTCATTAGGTCAGTTACAAGCATCCACAAGAAATGCAGAGTTAGCAACAGATATAAGCAAGTTAAATGCTCAATTAGAAACAACAACAAATATGCAAAATGCACAAAACTTGCTCAATGCTAAGATACAAGAATATACACAAAAAGCTGAAACATATAGACTTCAAGGGCAGTTAGACCAGGCGGCAGAATTCGAGAGAGCTAAAAATATCTTACAGGCACAGCTATCAAATCAACAAAAAGACATTGAGCTTGCTAATTTAAATACAGACATAGCTAAAACACAAGCTGGGTTATTCCAACAAAGCAATTTAGCAGGTCTTGAAGCAAGAATGCAGCAATATCAAACACAAGCTGAGTTAGCAAAGGCTCAAGCAGCTATGAATTTGGATGTAAGTAAGTATAATGCTGATATACAAAATGCGTTTAAAACAAAAAACTATGAGTATCTAATGAATGCGGCAGCACAAGACCAAGAGGCTATAAATCAAGCAGCACAATACAATATTCAAATCAAAAATGCATATGATGAAATGGCGTTTAAGTGGATGGCAAGTTTACTTGATAAAGAAATCAGAGATTATCAAACAGCTATGGATGCACTGTCAAAAGAAAGTGCTTACACATTACAGTATGGGGATGCTGCTGCTAAACAAAAATTAGCTAATCTTCAGATAGGACAATCCCTGTATAACAAACTATTTAGTTAGAGAGGTGAAATATGGGAAGCGTAGGAAAGGCAATAGGTAATATAACTAAACCAGTTACAAAAGTAGTTTCAGAGATAACGCCTTGGAATGATGATACAGAAGGTATTATCCCAATAAATCATATAACGCCTTGGAACGATAATACGACTACAGGTAAATTAGCTAATGCAGCGTTATTAGCTGCAGCAGCTTATGGTGCTACTCAATATTTTTCTGGTGCTAACGCAGCAAATACTACAACAGCTTCACAGATGGCTACTGCACCTTCCGCAGATGCAGCTGCTGCATATGCTGCTAACACTGGAACAGCTGGTTCAGTTGCAACAGGCACTTCAGCTTTTATGCCATCAGCAGACACTGCTTTAGCATATAGTCCCGGTGAGCTAAATCTTGGGACTCAAGCTACTCATTATTTAGGATTAACAGATACAGCTGCAGCTGGTAGTGGCACAGGCAGCACTATGTCAAGTCTTTTTGGCTCTGGAACAACAGGAGCAAGTAGTAATGGCGTATTGTCAAGTTTAGGCTCTTGGGCTAAAGAAAATCCAATGCTTGCTACAATGGCAGCTTCAGGGACTATACAAGGTGTTGGAGGATATCTATCAGCAAAGGAACAAGCAGAGGCACAAAAGGCAGCATTAGAAGAGCAGAGAAGACAGTTTGATGCTATGCACAATTATGGTGGCTCTTTTGGTGGCAAAGGTGGTTTATTCAAAACACCACAAGCTGGAATAAAGCAAGTAAACTCTGTTGTAGATGCAAGAGAGATACTACAAAAAATTCAATATGACCCTACTTATAAAAAAGGGTTTGAGACAATGGCTTCAAAGCTCATCAACCCCGATGAAGCTAATGCTATTTTATCTGCTTATAAAAAATATATGGGGGTATAAATTATGGCTACTCAAGGCTTAGGTGCTGGACTTACTGGATTTATGCAAGGTGCTTTTGATGCAATGAAATTATATATGAGTTATGAACAAATGAAACATAATCAAACACAAGATGAAAGATTATTTGAATTAAAAAAGAATTTAACTGATGCACAGTTACAAGAAATACAGTCTAAATTAGATGCAAATCAAAAAACACAGCAGTATAGTGATGCTATTGCAAGAATAGTAAATTCTAACTCTTTAGCAGGTACACCTGCTGGGTTAAAAGAAGCAGATGCAGAGAGTATAGGAAATACTGGTTCACCTGTATACGGGAATACAGCTCCAGATGCCAAAGGTAAAGCTATAGAAAACTTGATAAAATTAAATGCTGTTAATCCCACAGCAGCGTCTAATTTAGAAAAACTTTTAACACCAAAAGAAAATGACAGTGAATTTACTACTACAATATCTAAAGAATATGTAGATAAAGAAGGTAAGAAATATTATGATGTGCTTGTAACTAATAAGAAAACAGGAGAAGTTACAAGAAAAACTCTTGAGGCTGGTATGTTAGAGGATTATGTTAAGAATATAAACGGTATTGGTAAGAGTGGCGCAACAGAAGAAGATTTATATAGAGACCTCTTTGATAAAGCATTTAAATACTCTGCTAAAGAAGTAGGGTTAGACAATCAGAATTTTGACTTTAGTACTTTAAAAGATGAAAAACTACAAAACAAAATACTATTTTATCTGGATGCTACAACTCCTGAAAAATTTAAACCTTATGTTATAAACAGATATATACAAACTTTAATAGATAATGGTATAACAAAACCTGTTGTAAAAAGAGGCACAGATGGAAATGACTATACTGTAGTTAATGTTGGTGGTAGAGATTATATAGTTACTAAGGAGAAATAGTATGCAATTTATACCTGCAAGTGAATTAGGGATAAGTTTTGAAAATACTGAAGAAGGTAACACTACCTCCGATAATACACAAATATTATCTAACTCAACAAACTATTCTTTTATCCCAGCAGCTAAACTTGGTATTGAATTTGAGACTCCTAAAGAACCTACTGTGTGGGAAAAGTTTATCGAGTATATCAGACCAGAAGAAACAACTTTACCTGACAAAAAAACTATTGTTCAAAATGTAGATAATGCTATTACACAAGGCAATCAAATAGGTACTCCTATCACTAAAGAAGATATAATATCAGCACAGGAAATATCAAATGCTTTAATGACTGGCAATACTAATTTAACTTCTGAACAAGCTCAACAACTTATCCAAGAAAGAATACAAGAAGCAAAAGATAGTGGGGAATTTACATTATCTAATCAATTACAAAATATAGCAGGTGCTTATAAAGATATAGGCGTTGGAATAGGTAAAGGGGTGTCTCAAGTAGGCGCTGATATAGTAGATACAGTAGCTGAGGTTTTAGATTTAAAAACTCCTGAAGAAAGAGAAATGGTAAGAATGCAAGTGGAACAATTACTTGGTGCAAAAAATGAACCACAAGGTATTGGTAAAGCTGTAGGCAGTATATTACCTTATTTTGCTGCACCTGCATTATTGCCTAAAGCTTCAACACTTACAAGTAGTATTATCACTAATCTAATTGGTAATACTGGTTTAATGTCTGCACAAGAAGGTGGTAAGATTATAAGGGGAGAAACAAGTGGTAAAGAGTTAGCTATATCAGCAGCAGTTGATTTAGTAGCTGGTGTAGTACCTTCAATATTTAAAGTAGCTAAATCTACTGCTGATAAACAATTAGCTCATACATTATCAGGTAAAACTAAGAAAGGAAATTTAGAAGATATTATTAAAATTGTTGAAGATGGAATAAAAGATGAAAATATATCACCAGAAGTAAAGACTGAATTAAATGCTATAAAAGAAAGAGTGTTAAATCCTGAAGAATTGCCTGGTAGATATGACCATCTTATAAAAAGAGAACAAACTATTTTAGATAGTGAAACATTACCACAAGAAAAAAAATTATCAAATAATAAAGGTTTTGCTAATATTAATTTTATGAAAGGTTTAGCTGGTAGCGCAATAGGTGGAACAGTAGGTAGCACACAAGGAGATACTGTAAAAGATAAAGCAGTGAATGCTACGTTAGGTGCTTTAGTAGGGTTTGGTATTAGTGGTGCACCTAAAGCTTTAAAGAATACTCTTATAGATGATATAATGAGAAAATTTACTGACCCTTTCCATTCTTTGAGTAGAGAGAACGCAGATAAGTTTAAAGACCTTGTGTATGGTATTTTAAAGCCTGGAGTAGCACAAGGGGATATTGCAGCACGAGATAGTAGAGAAGCTGTTGTTAAAATACTATCTGAATATCCTAATCAAGAAAAACTATTAGATGATATAGTAATTAGATTTATGGAAAATCCAAAGTTTGCTGAAAAGTTAAAAGAAGTAGATGCTGATTTATATAGTAAATTAAATGTAATTAGAGAAAGTATAGCTGAAGATAGTAAATGGATGTTTATGGCGGGTAAAATAAAGCCTTCTCAATATTATAGTTGGGGAGGTAGATATTTAACAAGGCTTTATAAACAAGGGGATACTGTTACTGGTACTCAAATGTTTAAAGGCGGTAAGCAGTATGAAGTAAAATCAGGAAGAAAATTTGATAGTATATTAGACATATTGAGCGGTGAAGAGCTTGAAGCTATAGGTTACGTTAAAGACCCTATAAAATCAATAATGGCTACAAAAGCTAAAGTAGGTCAAATAAGGGGACTTGAGAATTTTTACAGAGAAGTAATAAAGTTAGACGGAGTTGTTGACCCTAATGTCAAACATCTTTTGGTTGAGCTTCCTGAGGAATTTCAAGTAGCAGATTTGCCTACATTAATGTCTCCTGCTTATGCGAGAAAACAAATTATACCTTACTTAGCAGAGCTAACTCACGATGGCACTATAGATAAAAATAAACTTAAATCTTTTGTTAAAGAAGTAAATGAAAAATATAAAGCATTAAAAAGTTATGAAAACCCTAATTACTATAATATAGGTGATGTTGAAAAAACAAGATATAGTGTTTTATCAGGGTTACCTATTGATAAAACAGTAGCAAGCTATCTTGATGCTATTATTACATTAAAAGAAAAACCAATAACTATTGCAGAGAAATTAGATGCAGCACTTGGTAGCACAATAGCTTTATTTAAACTATCTAAAGTAGGGTTGAATTTTCAAGCATATCCAAGAAACTTTATTAGTGGTGCTTTTCAATGGATAGCTTCAGGTAGGAGTCCAATATCTTTTGTCAGAGAAACTTCTCAAGCCTTAAAGTCAATGATAAAAAAAGACAAAAACTTTAAACTTGCTGAGAAGATGGGGCTATTCCAATCTAACTATTCAAGTGAAGAAATAAGAAATATATTCAACTCTCTTATTGAAAATGAAACAATAACTAATAATGTATTAAAAAATTTTTTAGAAAAAGCAAATGCGTTAGCAAAGCCTTATGGCTATATTGATGATTTACTTAAAATGGCAAGAGTAAATTATGAATTAAAAAAAGGGACAGATATTGTGCAAGCTATCAAGATAGCACAAGACGCACATTTTGATTATGGAATGGTGAGCGACTTAGTAAAGAAATCAAGAAGTTGGGGTAAAGCTAACTCTTCAATGCTTATGAAAATAATAGCGTCTCCTTTCTTATCTTATGGTTACAAAACAGGAGGTCTGTTATGGGAAGGTATTGTAAATAGACCTGCTTTAACAACTGCATTGTTATCCAGTGTGCCTACTATAAAATATGCTGTTGACGCATACAACTATAAGGAAAACCCAAGATTAGCTGAATATGTTGAAAGGATAACACCTTCTTATTTTGATAATGTATACACATTACGCTTTATACAAAAAGATAAGGTAATATTTGTACCTGTAGATTATATAATCCCGTGGGCTAAGTTAAATAGATTGAATGTGTTAGCAGGTATAGCTGATTTATATGGTATAGGGCAATCTCCAGTAAATTTAGTGCCTGAAATATTTGCTAATAAAAAAATATTTTCAGGACAGAAAATATATAATGAACAATTAGATAGCACAATGGTTAAAGGACTTAAGAGTGCTGGATATGTTGCTGATACTCTATTTACACCCGGAACTATATCAAATGTAATTAGAGCTATAAATAGTAATCACCCATTATTACCAAAACTATTTGGTGTAAATATGTATGTGTATACTTTACCACAATTAACTAAAATGAAACAAAGTGAAATAGAGCAACTTAAATCTGAAGTGAATAAAGAAAAAGCTAAAATAATTGGTAGTAATAAAAATGAAAAATATAAAATAGAAGCTATACAAGATTTAGGACGAAAAGCAAAAAATGCAGAAAAAAGACTGATGGGCGAATAGCCCGTCAGCTTTTCTCTTATATCCCCTATAAATTTTATTATTACTTCATATATCTACAATCAGGACATAAGCAATCTTCATTATGTGTTTCTACTTTCTTCTCAAGTTCTAATAACCAATTAAGATACACATTTCTTTTTTCTAAATCTTCATTTAATTTATTATAATCTTTTAAACCAGCTCTCAGGGAATATTTTAAAATATTCCCTTTGAGATAGCCTTTAAATTCTTCTGGTGTTAAACTATCTTTAATAATATCAATTACTTCCTTTTGTAACCAATTATAATGTTTTGGCTTATTAACATTATCATACATAACTATACCTCCTTAGTTTATATCACAAGCACCACCAACACATGCGTATTCTTTAGCCCCTGTTGTGTAGTCATCTTTTTCATACTCTGTTAGCTTTGTAAAATCTATATTCTTAGGAAACTTAGCCAACAATTCTTCGTATCTTTGCTTGTCTATTTCTTCATATGGTGCTAATGTATATACACCACCATCGTATGGTAGAAAAGACAATCCACCTACAACATCCCAATTCTTATATACCCAAGCACCAACTTCTAACCATTCTTCATCTTTAACATAAATAGTTACAGAGGGATTGTGGTCTGTATAGTTTTCTTTAAACTTTTTCCAAAACTCTAATTGCTCTAAAGCATTCATATCATTTCTATAAACATTACTCTTGTGATGTATTGGAAATTCAAACACTCTTGTTGTGCAATCTTTCTCAGACTGTCCTACTTCGGGTGAATTAGGCACACCCATATCAATTAAGAATTTACACATAGGGTCAGTAGTCGACACCCTAACTCTTCTTATGTAATAAGGTGCATATGCAGGATGTATCCCAGAACTTGACATCACAAGTTGTGATACAGTCCCTGATGGTTTAACACAAGTTACTGCTTTAGCTTTATTAATACCTAAAGTAGTAGTAAAGATACCATTCCAATATCTTGCGTGAGATTTAATGTCTTTAAGAATGCTATCATTAGCATTAAATACAAAAGGACTATCACAGATACCTGTTAAGGACACACCTAATAACCTTTCATCTTGAACGTTATCCTTCCATTCCTTACCTAAAAACTTAAAATCATCTAAGGTAGCTTGTAGTGTCCCTAATAGGGTTGCATATTTAACTTTAGTCATTATACTTTTATAATCATCTTCAGGTCTACAAACAACCTCAGTAAGATTACAAAACTCTTTTGATTTAAGTACTATCTCCCCGCATGGATTGGTAAAGTATTGATAACTCTCATCTCTTCCTAATTCCTTTGCTCTCTTTTGAAACCCCTCTCTGTTAATTATCCCTCTTTCACCTGCTTGTGATTTCATTAAAGCAATCCATTCCTCAAGGAATACTTGCATATCAGGTTTTTCAGTATAAACAGCAGAGATATTAGCCATAGCCCTGTGAGGTTTAGTAAGCCAATACTCACCTTGTTTATAGTTTCTCATTCTCATATCAGATACATTAGAGCCTATAATTATGGCACTACGTCTTACGCCACCCACCACAACTATATCAGCTATCTTACAAACAATATCTGCACACTCTTCTGAGGTAAGCTTTCTACCTTTAGCATTTATAAATACTTGTTTAATAAACTCTAATAAGTCAATTAAAGGTTTTGCACCAGAGGCTCTGCCACCAAAAGTTTTAAGTATAGCACCTCTTGGTCTTACCTTTGAAACATCATACAGAGGTATTACACCATCATATAAATACTTCATAAAGTGATATAACCCCTCTGCCCAACCAAGCTTACTATCTTTAAATACTACAGTTATTTCTTTATTGTCAAGATGGTTTGGCACATTAGGTAATTGATTTACAAACTGTCTTTCTACAGACACACCAACACCTGTGCCATTCATAAGAATATAAAGAACTTCACTAAAAGATTTTATATCATCTATGGCTCTGTATGAGCAGTTATAAGCACATATATTATCATTTTCTACTGCATCACCAGCTGTCCAAAGTAACCTCATAGAGGGCATAATCTCTTTCTTTCTTATCATCTCTACTGCTGTTAAAAACTCATCTTTAAGTTTAAGAGGTATTCTTTGTAGCCAAAAGTTTCTATATCTATCTACTGTTTCATTCCAAGTTTCTCTTCTCCCTAAGTCCCAATTCCATCTTGAGTATGTCCTATAAAATATAAAGTCTTGGTATGTTTTGTTTATGTTAGCCATTAATCCTCCTTTTTTTTATCAAACACACATTCAGACAAAAATTTTAAAATATCTTCATAGTTGTTTTTTCTGTGTAAAATATGTTTTATTTTAGAATACTTATTAAAATCTATTTTTACATGTGGGTTTTCTATATAGTCGTTCCATTTATAAGCATAAAGTATTCCGATGTTTTTATTAAAATAACAATGTTCCACCACATTATCTATGTGGTCATCAATCAACACACCGTTGTGTGTGTATAAATATTTATCCTTTGTAAATATAATATTGTCTTTA